GTGTGAAGTCGATTGACAGATACTCCGCTAACTAAGGCGAAACTAGCTAAAGAGCTGGGGATCACGCGGCAATCTATAAATACATGGATTAAGCGGGGAGACCTGGTTTTTGACGAAACCGGGAAAATGTCAATTGATGAATTTAATCGGCAATTAGGGAACAAGTTGCACCCTGTTTCAAAAATAAGGGATGAAAAGTATTCTCCGATTTTTAATGATTTAAATAAAAACGTTGAGGATGTTGAGCTTGACTTCCACGCAGCGAGAACAATACGAGAAATAGCTGAGGCCAAAACGGCGGAATTTAAATTGAACGTGATGAAAGGGGATTATGTCGAAAAATCTCAAGTAGAAAAAATAATATTCGAGCGTGCGAGACAATTCCGCGATGGGCTGATTACTTGCAAGCGTAGGGTATCGCCAGAGCTTGCAGGGATAGAATCAAGTAAGGATATCGAGACTATTTTGGATCGCGAGTTCAGGATTTTACTAGAAAGTTTTGCTAAATTACCGGTGGTGGAATGATGAAAAATAAACTGAGCTCTGAAGAACTAATTGATCTGATAAGAAAAAGATTATTAAACGACGAAATTACAGTGACACATATTGAGGTTTCGCCTATTCTAAAAGATTTTGTTGTTAATGAAATTGGAGATAAAACTATTCCTCAACCTTCAGTTGAAACAGTTTCGATATCAATACAATATGATAGAGAAATCCAGGATTTGCCGCAGGATAAATGATAGGTTACGCAAAACTCTACGAAACGCTATCCGCTGCACTGCTCCCGGATCTTGATCTATCTGTTGATGAATGGTCAGATCGTTTCATGGTTATCCCGAAGTCAAGTGGATCTAATGAATACGGCAACTACAGAACAAGCCGGACTCCTCACGCGCGCGAGATAATGCGCTGTCTATCTGATGCACACCCATGCAAAGAGGTGGCGGCAATGGTGGCTTCGCAGATGTACAAAACCCAGATCGGCTTAAACTGGTTAGGGTCCACCATCCACCAATCGCCAAGCAATTTTCTGTGGCTAATGCCTACCGGTGGATTGCAAAAGCGGATATCAGGCAGGATCGACAAGACTATAAAAGCTGTTGATGTGCTGGCAGAAAGAGTAGCAAAGCCAAACTCTCGAGATTCTAAAAATAACCAGGATACTAAAGAGTATATTGGCGGCACTCTCTTTATATTTACGGCTGGCAGTGCTGCAAATTTGTCAGAAGTTCCGGCGCGCTACGTTATTATTGACGAAATAGACCGCTGCTTGAAAGACGTGGATAAGGAAGGTGATCCTAAAAAGCTTACTGATGCACGGCAGACCACATTCCAAAACAACAAGAAATCATACTATCCATCATCTCCAACAATATCCGGCGAATCAAGGATCGAAGAACTTTTCGACTCTGGCACTCAGCGGCGCGCATTGGCTGAATGTATCCATTGCGGCCACGCGCAGGAACTAATATTTGAAAAACTTGTTAGGACTGATGACGGCCTTGCAATGTACCCATGCGAATCATGCGGAGGTATGCACCGTAACCAGGATAAAGGGAGAATGTTTGCTAATGGCCGGTGGACTGATCCAGTAACCGGAAGTAGCGGTTACACCGAATCATTTACAGCATCCGCAATGTATTTGCCGCACGGCTGGCTATCCTGGTCTGATTTAATGGGCGAACACGAAGAAGCACAGAAACAATTCGACGCGGGCAATGATGCAATGATGATCGTGTTTTATAACACCAGGCTTGCTCGCACATGGAAGAGATCTGTTCAGGCGGTCAGTTTTGATGCACTGAAGGAGCGTGCTGAAGATATTAATTTACGTATTGCTCCGCATGATGTGTTGCTTATTACAGCCGGAGTTGATACCCAGGATAACCGTCTGGCCGCGCACATTGTCGGGTGGGGTCGTGGATTGAAAGCGATACCGTTGGATTACGTAGAATTAATGGGAGACCCGGCAGATGGTGAGGTTTGGGATCAATTAACAGAGCTATTAAATACTAAAATCCTGCATGAATCAGGACATGAGCTGCCAATTTCCGGGACTTTAATTGATATCGGTGGGCACCGTGGTGAGGCAGTCAAGAATTTTGTCAGGTCTAAACGCATAAGGTGTGCAATTGCAGGGTTCGGGTCTACCAAAATAAACGCGCAGCCATTGAGCAAGGGAAGCTTACAGGATGTTAATTTTAAAGGAATCTACGACAAAAAAGGCGTAATGATACATTCGGTCGGCACCGTGGAAATTAAGCATATTATTTTTGGTCGACTGGTTAGCGATGCTGAAAAACTGCCAGAAGATCGTATGTTGCGTGTAAGCAATCAATTCGATGACAGCTACTTTGCTGGTATAGTATCAGAGGCTTATGATAAAAAAACAAGGCGTTACGTTAAAAAACCTGGTGTTAGAAACGAACCGCTAGATACTTTGGTTTATGCTTATGCTGCACTGCATCACTCGACAATACGCGCGCACAGGTACACAGAAAAAGACTGGGAAAGGATAGAAATTAGGCTGCAAAACCCAGTACAAAAAATAATTGAAGTGAAACAGGAAGTAGTGTATAAGAACGATGACAATATTGTTAAAAGTTCTGGATCTACTTTATCGCGCGGCAAATCAATGATGAGCAATTTGAGAGGGCGAATGCGTGGACGTAATCGATAGATTTACAGATGTGATGATTGCCAGTGGCGTGGATAAAGATTGCGCCACCAGAATTTCCAGATCAGTTCGGCAGGAATTTTGTGGAGGGCTTGTTTATGTTGCAAAGCGCTCAGAACTTGACAAGGCGAGAATGGCTGATGATATCAAAAACAATATCCCGCAAGACAAAATAGCAAAAAAATACGGGATATCTAAAATCACCGTTTATCGAATGATGCGTAAAATCCGGGAATCCAGACTATGAGTTTTACTTTAAACCAGCTTGAGGCGATTGAAACCGCAATAGCAAGTGGTGAATTAAAGGTTGCATACGATGGCCGTGAAGTTATTTATAGATCTATGGATGATTTAATTAAGGCCAGGAACACGATAAGCGCTGCTCTACAATCTGCTGGAACTGTGACAACGAAGCGCAAATACTCATACATCTCGCGCAGGATGGACTAATGGCTGTTATCGAAAACCTGAATGCGTATTTTGAGCAGAAGAACAAAGACACGCTCAAGCGCAAGTTAACCAAACGCGGTTACGATGGCGCGAACTCTGGACGGCGTACAAGCGGGTGGGTGACACCAAGCACATCAGCAAATTCCGAAATAACACCAGGATTATCTAAGCTACGTGATCGTTCGCGCGATCTTGTTCGCAACAATCCTTACGCGAATAAAGGGCTGAGGGTATTTGTTGCTAATGCGGTAGGCACCGGAATAATCCCAAGCATCAAAGATAAAAAAACTCAAAAGCTTTGGAAATCGTGGGTGAAAGAATGTGATGCTGACGGGCAGCTTAATTTTTACGGATTACAGCGGCTCATGGGTAGAACGATACCTGAATCCGGTGAATGCCTTATACGGTTCCGATATCGTAGGCCGGAAGATGGCTTGTCGGTGCCATTACAAATCCAGGTTTTAGAGCCAGATTATCTTGATACAAACAAAAATGAACTGCTAAAACCTGGCGGGTATATTCAAAACGGCATTGAATACGATCCAATCGGGAGGCGTGCGGCTTACTGGTTGTACAAAGAACATCCAGGCGAGAACAGTGTCAAGTTTCAGTCAATGCAATCATCGCGGGTAATAGCCGAAGATATTATCCATGTTTACGACAAACTCAGGCCTGGACAAGCGCGCGGTGTGCCTATTTTTGCTCCGGTTATGATCACAGCAAACGACCTTGACGAGTACGAAGAGGCAACGCTTGTAAGAAAGGCTGCTGAAGCGTGTATAACCGCAATTGTTGAATCTGACGACGAATCAAGGACATTAGGCGGCGAAACGATTGAGGCAGATACCCAACGGAGATTAGAAGAGCTTGCACCTGGGATGATTGAGTATTTGAGTGGTGGTGAAAGAATTACGTTCAATAATCCACCAGCTTCGACCGGCTACGGTGAGTATGTAAATACCAGATTGCACGCGATTGCTGCTGGTATCGGTATCACATATGAGCAAATGACCGGCGATCTGTCGCAAGTCAATTATTCATCAATCCGCGCAGGTACGCTTGATTTTAGACGCGAGGTCGAGCAATTCCAATGGCTGACATTTATCCCGATGGTTTGTGAAAGAATCATGAATGTTTGGCTTAAAACCGCCGCGCTATCAAATCCTGGCATCAAAGTAGACCAAGAAATTGATTGGACTACTCCAAAATGGGATTGGGTAGACCCTTTAAAAGACATCAAAGGCGAAGAGCTTGAAATAGGTAACAATCTAAAATCGTGGTCAGAGGGTGCGCGGCAACGCGGATATATTCCACAGGTTTTGATGAATGAGATTATTGCTGATCGTAAAATGTTCGCTGATGCTGGCATCCCGTATCCATCTGATAAAGATATTCCCATAGCAGAAACACCGCCTGAAAATTAATTACATTTTTATATGTACGTGAAATAGCAATTCAATTATAATAGGCGGAACTTTATATAGGTTCCGTTTATGTCTGAGACTCTCGTAACACGAAACTTCCAGCTTACAGTACAAAAACGCGAAGCAGATCCAGAATCTACTTCGTCAAGCAATCTTGTCCTCGAATTCCCTTTCTCGTCCGAAGACCCTTATTTACGCTCAAATTGGTTTGATGAACCGTGGATTGAAATACTTGGGCACAAAGAAAGCGAAGTAGACCTAACGCGCCTAAATGCTGGCGCTCCTGTTTTACTTAATCATGGCCGTGATGCGACAGAGAACGCGCCATTGCGCTCAGTCGGGGTGACGAAACGAGCCTGGATCGAAAACGGGCGCGGGTATGTAGAAGTAAAAATGTCGCGGCGTGATGGCATGGGGCCGATTTTGCAAGACATAGAAGACGGCATAATTACTAACGTAAGCGTGGGTTATCAAATCAATGAGCGCACGTTGACGCGAGAAAACAAAGGCTCCCCGGACGAATACCGTGTAACTAGCTGGCTGCCGCTTGAGGTGACTCTGTGCGACATCCCGGCAGATGCGACAGTTGGGATTGGCAGATCAATTAATCAGGAGGCAAAAGCCGTGGAAAAAGAAACGCAGGTAATCGAAAAACAAGAACCAGTTATCGAGGCGCAGCGAACAATTGAGACTCAAAAAGTTGATGTTGAAGCGATCAAATCGGAAGCGCTGGCAACAGAGCGTAAACGTATCACAGAAATCAAGAAAATGTGTAGATCAGTGGCGCTGGACGACGAGGTTTCAGACGGCATGATTGAGCGCGGAATATCTATTGATGATGCGCGGAAAGAAACGTTAGAAGCATTAGCGAAGCGTACTGATAAACCAGGGGTAACCAGCCGGATGTATATTGAAACAATCCGAGACGAAACGGAAACACGTAGAGAGTTAATGTCGGAAGCCATTTTACATCGCGCGAATCCTGGAAGTAAATTATCTGATGGTGCGCGCCAATACGCTGGAATGACTATGGTTGATGTCTGCCGAGATATTTTAGAGAGTGCTGGCACAAAAACGCGCGGCATGGATCGTATGCAAATCGCAACACGCGCATTTCAAGGCACATCAG